CTTCTGTACAACTACGATTCAATTGTGGAGGATGAGACTGACATCGTTGTGCTCACAGAGGGAATATTCGATGCTATCTCACTGACAAGAAAGCTGGACCTGTACGATGACCACTCCATCGTTCCAATCGCTACATTCGGAAAGAAGATATCAGACACTCAGATGCTGAAGCTACAGGACAAGGGGGTCCGGACAGTGGTTATCGGATATGACTCAGACGCCACAGAATCAATCAACAAGGCGGCACAGATGCTTTCAGATTACTTCGATGTCTTCATAGCAAAGATTGACAGTGACGGGAAAGACTGGGATGAAATGTCATACAAGGACATCTACCATACGTTCGCCTATAATTTAATGACACCCGTAGAATTTAAATTACAAACAGTACAAGTATAATATGGAAGAACTAATAGAATGGCTTAAAACCAACAAAATAGAATATACCGAAGTGGACGATGACGTTATCTCTATCAACGGTATCGGAGAAATGTATTATGAGGACGTCTCCAAGCTTAAATCAATCTTCAGAACCAACTCTGAAGGTGACATAGAGTTTAACCTCATAGAGGACGCGAAAGAACTTGAAGAGGACGGAATTTTCTATGCCGTATTCAAGTTCGGAGACAACTGGTATTACTCAGATATCAGAGAGGAATTTAAACTGAATATTCTGAAGTACATCGGGCATAGAAAAGATACAGTACATTACAATGAGAACTACTGTAATTTAGGCTGCCATACTGCGTTTGAGCTGCTAAACGGTAGCTTTAAGCCCAAGGAATGGGTAAAAAAGGCAAAGTATTTAGGTCACAAGTACATTGGTATATGTGACAAGAATACGATGGCCGCCCTGTACAATCTTCAGAAGGAATGTGACGCTGCTGGTATTAAGCCTGTGTTCGGTTATTCGCTTACGTTTGTTGCTGACGATAAGAAGGTTGACGCAAAAGTATACGTCCATACAAACGAAGGTTTGCAGAACCTTCTCAGAATACAGAAGGCGATCATGGTTGACAATCCCGATAAAGGTACGATACCTTTTGAGAAATTGATACAGCTGGGTAGCGGAAATGTCGTTGTCATAGGGAAATGCTATGCTGAATGGATTCTCAATAACAGTGAACTTGTAAAAATGCTGGAAGACTCATTTGATGACATACTATTCCAGGTTGACTTCTCTGAGTACAAAGCTGAGAGAATTGATGCTGTCGTACTCAAATCAATGGAAGTTTACTTCAACAAAATATACAGGAAGGGGAATGTAGACCCAGTTCTCATATCTGACTCTTATTATCTCGATAAGGATGACGCAGAAAACAAAATCATCCTCAACAAGATTGCAACGGGCGCTGCACACGAGCAGAGCAATGACCAGTACTTCAAAGATATAGATGAGCAGTATGTGTATTTCATAAAAATATTCGACACTGAGAAATGGGATATTGACGATGTTGTGAATGCGTGCCGAAGCAACCTTACGAGAATAACTGACGGTGCCGTAGCTAGATTTGAGAACACAAGGAACTTCATGCCAGCATACGACCTTACGCCCGAAGAGGTAGAGAAGTACGGCACTCCTCATAACATGTTCACCCAGTTACTTGAGGAAGGACTGAATAAGCTGGTACCGGAGGAGAAACGTGAGCAGTACAGAAAGCAGATGGAATATGAAAAGTACGTCATTGAGTCTACCAACAACGTAGATTATCTGCTTGTTCAGTACGACACTGTGAACTGGTGCCGAAAGAACAATATCCTAGTCGGTACGGGGCGTGGTTCTGCTGCCGGATGTCTACTGCTCTATTTGATGGGAATTACGCTGGTAGACCCAATCAAGTATGACCTCATCTTTGAACGTTTCCTTTTGCCTGAAAGAGCTGGACTGTACCCTACCAAGACAACTATCATAGGAGAGGACATCGAAGCAACCAGGTATGTAAGTGTCGAGCTTGCAAACGGAAAGACTTACAAAATAGACAGGCAGGCAGAATTGATTGTATCGAGAGAAGGCGAGGATGAGCCGATTAAAATATTCGCTCATGAGCTTGAAGAGGGAGACAATATACTGTTTGACAACAAAGACGAAATATTCACAATAAACGAATTATAATATGGACAACATTATCATTACAGATGAGATGAAAGAGGCCGAGAGAATCATCAGAACTTCTTATGACCCTCTTTACATCACAGGAAAAGCCGGAACTGGAAAGACCACGTTCTTGAAGTACATTATGGAAAGGGTAAATAAGAACTTTGTCATTACGGCTCCTACAGGAGTAGCTGCCATCAATGCGGGCGGAGTTACCATTCACAGCATGTTCGGCATACCATTCGGAGTTATAACACCCGAATTACGAATGACATCCAAGATATCCAAGAACAAGATTGAGGTTATCAAGAAAATGGATGTGCTTGTCATTGACGAGATTAGTATGGTACGCCCAGACGTGATTGATTATGTTGACTCCCAGCTGAGGAAGTTCAAGAATGACGATTCTACGTTCGGCGGCGTACAGGTTGTTATGTTCGGAGACCTTCATCAGCTTCCACCAGTCGTAAAGAACGATGAGGGAAAGCTGCTCGCCCAATATTACAGGGGAAACTACTTTTACTTTGCTGACGCTTTCAAAGACGATGGTTTTAAGATTATTGAGCTTAACCATATATTCAGACAGAGCGACCCAAAGTTCATTAATATACTCAATCATATAAGGGACTTCAAGATTACCGATGACGATGAGGATATGCTTGCTGAATTAAGAGACAAAAAATCAAGCACAGATTATGGAAGCGGTTACATCCACATTTGCTCTCTCAGAAAGGAAGCTGAGGAAATCAATACCAGTATGCTCGGAGAACCTACCATGTGTTCTGTTGCCGAGTTCGAAAAGAACTTTACGCCAAACGATTCGCCATGTGACGTTGAATTGAAACTGAGGGTGGGAGCTAGAATTATGATGCTGGTCAACGATAAGAATCACCTGTACTGCAACGGTTCACTTGGAACGGTAGTATATATAGGAGAAAAGACGATAACCGTAAGACTTGACGATGACGATATTAACATAGAAGTTCAGAAATACAAATGGGAAAAGTGCGAGTACACAGTCGAAAACGGAGCGGTAATAAGAAATGTGATTGGAAGTTGTAAGCAATATCCGTTGACACTAGCCTGGGCAGTTACAATCCACAAAAGCCAAGGGCTTACGTTCGACAAGGTTGCGGTTCACACAAGAAAGATTTTCTGCTCTGGCCAACTCTATGTAGCACTCAGCAGATGTAGAACGCTGGAAGGTATTGTATCTGACGGTTTTATCGATGCACGACAGGTTATCCCAGACTATACGTTGACCAAGTTTGAGAACGCTTACAGAAATAACGGATATATGTTTGACAGGAATGTCTACAAAATGATTAGATGATATGAAAGTAACAAAGGTAAGAAAACTAAAAAGCGAACACCCAGTTAAAGTGCTGGATATGTTTGTTGACGATGGGTATCTTCAAGGGCCAAACGGATCGCTACCTGATGTCGATTGTGACTACCAGTCCAACCGGCGCCAGGAGGTCAAGGCTTACTATGAGACGAGATACAACCATGACGGAAAGCAGCGTGTGTTCTCAGCTGGAACAATGACCACACTGAAAGCCAAGGCGGTTATCACTGATGTTGCTAGAACCATGAGAATACCTATCCCAGTCGTTAAGTATATGACCGCAATCATACAGGACGATAAGATTGACTATACTGGGTTATTCAAATTGTCAGTGGAGAGCAAGAAATTCAGGGAGTTTATCATTGCTTACCCAAGACTGTTTGAGAATATCAGAACAATCATGTTCCAACCCCGTTCCAGTTCCGTACACGCTTCTGCCCTACTCGTCACACCAGACGAGAAGGACGGAAAGCAGATGGAGTGCTTTGATTTCGTACCCATTAAGAAGATTGATGGCGTGCTTGTAAGCGAGAATGACGGATATGAGCTGGATGAGCTGGGATTGCTGAAGAACGACTGCCTGTCTACCAAGGAACTTTCCAAGTTACAGGAAGTATTCAAGATATGTAACGATGTGTACGGAGCCGGCGTTTCTCTTGAAGGTATTGCAACAGGTGGACTGGATGAAGAAGGCGTATATCAGATGATTAGTGACGGTTATACACAGAATGTATTCCAGTTTGCGTCAAAGGGCATGACCCGATTCGTAAAGGACTTGCAGCCTTCATGTATCAACGACCTCATCGCCGCCAATGCTTTGTTCCGTCCAGCAACCCTTGAAAATGGTTCCGCCGACAACTACATCAACTGTAAGAGTGGTATTGTGGCACCCGTATATCTGTGGGGGACTTACAATGCACTACACGAGACTTATGCCCAGCTTACTTACCAAGAACAGCTTGCTCAGATTGCACGTGAAGTAGGAGGTCTTTCTTTGGGAGAAGGAGTCAAGCTGGTTAAGTTCATATCCAAGAAGAAGATAGACAAGATTAAGCACTTTGAAGGAAAGTTCAAGGAAGGCGCCCTCAAAAACGGCTGTCCTCAAGAAGACTGCGATGCGATATGGGCGATGATTGAGTCCGGCGGAAAATACCTGTTCAATAAGTCACACGCTACAGCCTATGCCATTACAAGTTATGTAGGCGCATATTTGAAGTATAAATATCCAACTGCTTTCTATACGGTAGCGCTTCAGTGGGCTGACGACAAAGAGCTGCCTTCACTGATGTCTGAGATGGAGATTTGCAGTAATGCGAAAGTGGAGACGCCCGATATCAATGAGAGCTATAATACATTCCACACAGACTACGACACAGACAAAATCTACTGGTCCCTGTCACGTATCAAGTTCGTTGGCAATTCCGCCGGTCAATGGGTCATCAACGAAAGAGAGAAAAACGGTAAATTCTCCAGCATTGAAGAGTTCATTGAGAGAATATTCAAATATAAGCTGAAGATATACAAGTATTGGGATGACCCGGACAATGAGGACGAGGCTACACGCTGTCCAGTCAATGCAAGAGCAGTCAAGAACTTCATCCTGGCCGGTTGCTTCGACAAGATAGAAGGTGTCAAATCTGTAGTCGAAAGATACGCCATACTTGAACGGGCCGCCAATAAGCTGGGATTCAAGCTGAATGACAAAGACCTTCCTCCAGAGATGATTAACAAGCATTACTACTGGACAATGAAACAGATTGAGGTTTCCGGTATAGGCGCCATAGATTACAGAAGGATTTACGACAACGCAGAAATCAAGCCTAAGCTGAGAGGGCGCGTATCATACGCTACAATACGTGACATAGAGGCTGACGAATATGACGCTAAACGTATAGGAATGTGCGCGAACGTAGTTGACCTGGAAGAAAAGAAGTTCACAAGCAAGAAGGACAATCAGATTAAGACCTTCTGCAAAATGACACTCCAGCAAGGCAACGACCTCACTACCTGTATTATATGGCCGGAGGAATACGAAAAGGTCAGAGATATAGTACTTTCTGCAAAAGGAAAGCTGGCTGTTTTCTCTGCGGTAGTGAAATACAGTGATTTCTCCAGCAAGAACGAGTTACAATTTTATAGAAACAGTATAATTGAAGTAAAATAAAACAACAATGAAAAAACCAATAATCATAGCTATTGTAGGCGAGTCCGGCAGCGGAAAGACAACTTTAGCAAAGCATCTTGAAGATAAGTTTAAAATCCCGACAATCGTTTCCTATACGACAAGAGAAATGAGAGAGGGTGAGACGGATGGGGTCGAACATTTCTTTGTGGATAACTTTCCATACAGCCCTAATAATGAAAAAATACTGGCGTATACAAAATTCGGAGGTCATGACTACTGGACGACGCACGACCAGGTATCTAATAACAATTTTTGCACCTATGTGATAGATGAGAAAGGGCTTATCACGATGAAAAAGAAATACGAAGGCATTTATGACATTATCTCAGTATACATTGATTGTCCAATTTGGAAAAGAGGACAGTGGACTCCTATTGACAGACTGGAAAGGGACACGCGCCGTATTCATATAGAGGCAGAAGACTATTACTGTATCATACAAAATATTGGCAGCTTAGATTATCTGTTCAAAGACGCAGAAAACAAAATAAACACATTAATTGAAAAAGCACAGGAGAGACAAATATGGCAGCATTAAAAGAAAAAGCGCCTCTGATGGCAATCGTATTGGATTTTGAAACAGGTGGAAGGGACTGTCAGAAGGCAGCTTGCACCCAGTTATCAATGCACATGGTCAAGCTGGGAACGATGGAAACCGTTTCTAAGTTTGTGAAATACTTCTACCCTTACAACAAGAAGGAAGTAAAGGCTCTCGGAAAGAAACGCGTTCTGAAGAGCAAGTATGACGAGGAAGAAAAAGTTCCAATGCTGTACGAAGAAGACGCGTTGGTTTACTCAGATATATCTATGGATTTGCTTGAGTCAAAGGGAGAGCCGATACAGGATGTAGTTGACGCCGCCCTTCAGTGGATTGAAGACAATACGCCCGAAGGAACCGGAAAGATCTCAAAACCGTTTATGATAGGACAGAACATAGATTTTGACAAGGGATTCTTCTGCCAAATGCTGGAATACACAGACAATGTGAATCGGGCAAAAGGACTGATGAGAGGACACGTTGACTTCTACGGACATTGGCAGCCCGACACACTTGACACATTGCTTCTAGGACAGGTCGCACTATGCAACAATCCAGACGTCACAAGCTACAAACTAGAGCTGCTATGTGAGAACCTAGGAATTGAACTGGATGACGCACATGACGCAGATGCAGACGTTACAGCAACTCAGAACGTGATGGCGGTACTGGCTGGAAGGATGAGAAGTGTTGACGGCTCCTCAGAAGTTGTCATGCAGAAAACAGAAAAAACTCGCAAACACTTTGTTATATGATTGAAATACAGAAAAAAGAAGAATTGGAGGATGAGCCTAAGATTGAGTTCAAGGCAATCTCAGACAAGGCAGCGTTCATCGTCAGAAGCAGCGATAACAAAACGCAGCTTGTTGAAATATCCGGGTATGACCTTCAGATTAATTTCAACATGCAGTACATGAAGACTTCCATTGACGTAGATGAAGCGGTGTCCGGAATAAGTGAGATGTTCCGAAGTATCATTACAGACAAATTGCTGCAAGGAAAACAATCGGAATAGAAGCTAGCTATTCATATTTGAACGGGAGGTTACAACAAACGTGACCTCCCATTTTTATTACAAATTGAATGCAAGATAAGATAAGTCAAGAAGAAAAAAGGTTCTGTGAATTGTATTGTAACGGAGCTGCACCTTACGCCGGCAACGCAAGTAGATGCTACGCGAAGGTTTTTGTAGGAGCGTATGATGAAGATGATTTGGACTCTCCCATCAAGGCCAGGGAACTTTTGATGAAACCGGAGATACAGTCATACCTTGAAACGCTTGAAAAACAGGCATACGCAGACAGCAATTACGTCAAACGGTATCTGACAGGCACCCTTATGCGTATCATAGACGAGGCTTCCTCAGCTTCATTCAAAGATAGATTCAATACTCAGCTTTCCCCGGCACCATTACGAAGCGTTGCAGTCAGTGCATCAAAGGCATTGGCGGACCTTTACCCAGTCAAAGAGTCTCAGAAGCATGAGCTGAGCATTGATGGTAACGGCGGCGCACCCGGTCAAAGCGGTGTTACATTCAACATTATTATGCCTGAAAAGAAAGAAGGAGCTGAGGAATAATGATAGTGACAATCATAACAGGAATAATAGGGTGCGTATGCGGGAATATCGCAGTTTTCCTTTTCTTACCTCAGATACGAAAGGCTAAGAATATTGAGAACGAGGCCAAGCAGTCTGAGGAATGGAAGAAGCTGTATGTCGAGGCACACCAAGAACTCTCAGAAAAGGGCAAAAAAATAGACTGCCTTTATGAGGAAATATCAAAGCATAGGGACGAAAGCGTAAAGAACGGAGTGGAGAAAGCCAAACTGGAAGTCGAGATTACAAAGCTTACACTGCTCAAATGCACACGCCCTAATTGTTCTAACAGACAACCACCAACGGGATTTTAATATGAAACAAGGAGACAAAGTAACAATCATTCCCTCTTCAGAGATCTGTGAGATGAGAATGTGCGGGCTGTGCAGCAGAGAAGGAACAGTCACAGGTATCGTTTATTGCAAGGAAGGTATCAAGGGATGCTGGGTAAGACTGGACGGAGAGCTATTTAAAGGAGAACAAGAGTGGTACATTCCATTCTCGTCAATTATAGAGTAAACTACCCGCAAACTAAAGATTTCGGGGTTTCCATGAGCCAAGTTATATGAAAATAAAATATTTAGTTTGGGCATTGATTGCCATACTTGTAGCGGTCTCAATCAAGTTATCAATTGACAACAACAGACTGAGGAACTACCAGCGTAATATCAAGGATAGTACGGTGTATGAC